TAAAAACAATGGATGAGTGGAATAGGTCACCCGAACTTAGAGAAGAGAAGAGGCATATCGAAGGAATGGCAGGTGCCTATAGAAGAATTAAGTATTGGAATGAGAAGGGAAGAATGTTTAAAGAAGAGAATCCACCACCCGAGTGTCCTATGCATAATCCCGATTTAGTAGAACATAAAGCAGAAGTGCAGTTGGATTTATTTGGAGACCAAGATGACAGTTAGATTAGCATTCCCTACATTTATATTTGAAAGAGATGTACTTGACAAAAAGTATGGTAATGCTTCAGTATCAAAAGAATACTTAACATCCCTTAAGAATGAGATGGATGCATGGAGACAAAGAGACCCAAAAGGTAGACAAATATCAAACAGATATACTGGTTGGCAGTCTCAAGATGGTGTAGAAAAACATCCAGCCTTTCAAAAGATTATTAGATGTATTGAAGCTGCATTGAGAGATGAAGTGCAACAATTCTTTAGAGTTCATCCCGACGATTCACAAATCAAAATAGATAATACATGGGCAAACATAAATGATAAAGGTGCATGGAATACACCACATTTACACAATGGTTGTTGGTATAGTGGAGTCTTTTACGTACATGGAGACGGTGATGAAGGTAACCTTCAACTAATCAATACAGACCCGAAGGTAGTTGCAGACCATCCTACTAACGCTAGAATGCACGAGAGTATGGGATATGGGCCTGTTACTGGAAGACTTATAATGTTTCCTAGTGGTGCAATGCATATGGTAGAACCCAATCCTACAGACAAAGAAAGATACTCAATTTCATTCAATTGTAGAGTACAACAAATAACAAATAGTCGTGAAAGAAGAGACCCTCAAGGGAATCCACCTCATGAGAATGAATTTACTTTTGAATTAGATGAATTAGGCAACCCCACACTGAACTAAAATCTCTAAATAGTAGTATGGAACTTACTATCACACCTTACATACTTTGGAATATCGTTACAGTATTTGTTATCGTACCTATTGGCTTTCTTCTTAGAAACACACTTCAAGAGGTGTCACGACAGGGTATTCTACTCAACAAGACTCGTGAAGAGATAGCAAAAGACTATGTCACACGTGAAGAGATTGAGAGAGACATGGCAAAGTTGATAGACCAATTAAACCGTATCTCAGACAAAATAGACAAACTTACCACAAAGACTTATTTCCAAGAATAAAAAACGCATAAATAGTATTAAACAGGAAATACTATTATGGCACAACCCAATTCAAAAGCAACCCTCAAGGAGTATGTCAAGAGAAAACTAGGCGCACCTGTGTTGGAAATCAACGTTGATGACGACCAGTTTGATGATAGGCTTGATGAAGGTCTTCAATACTTTAGAGAATACTGCTATGATGGTAGTATCAAAACCTATTTAAAACATCAACTTACACAAAATCAGATAGATTCATTCAAGTCAGATGAATCACATTCAGCTGCCACAGCTGGTGGTCAAGTAATAAGTGGACAAACTTACAAAGAACAACAAAACTATCTCACTCTACCCGAACATGTGCTATCTGTTTTAAACATTTTACCATTCAACGACAAATCAAATCTTAATATGTTTGATTTGAGATATCAATTAAGATTGAATGACATGTACGACTTATCTTCAACTAATGTTTTACATTATGAAATGGTGCAACAGAACCTTTCAATGATGAATAATATTCTAGTTGGAAGAACACCTATAAGATACAACATGCATTCTAATAGATTATATCTAGATTTAGATGCATCTAGTTTAACAGCTGGTGAATACTTAATCATTGAATGTTACAGAAAGATTGACCCAACAGATATGACAGATGTCTATGACGATATATGGTTGAAGAAATATTGTACTGCATTAGTTAAGTATCAGTGGGGTGAAAACCTATCTAAGTTTTCGGGAATTGCATTACCTGGCGGAGTCACATTAGACGCTGCACAAATGAAGTCCGAAGCTCAAGAGGAAATTACAAGATTAGAAGAAGAGTCTAGACTGAATTTTGAAATGCCAGTCATGGACTTAATGGGATAAAAACATGCCAACAAATGTATTTTTTAACCATGCAGTTAGTACTGAACAGATGTTATTTGAAGACATCGTTGTTGAGTCACTTAGAATGTATGGACACGAAACATTTTACCTACCAAGAGAAATTGTAGAGGAAGATACTATCCTTGGTGAAGATGTGCAATCTAAATTTGGAGATGCATACTCAGTAGAAATGTACCTAGAAAATACAGATGGATTTGAAGGTGATGGGGATTTAATGTCTAAGTTTGGTGTCTCAGTTAGGGATACTGCAACCTTTGTAATATCGCTAAGAACATGGGAAAGATTCATTTCTCTTGATTCGAACCTTACAACATCATTAAGACCTAACGAGGGAGATTTAATTTACTTCCCTATGAGTGGTTCAATGTTTGAAATCAAATTTGTAGAACATGAGAACCCATTCTATCAAGTCGGAAAATTATTTGTATTCAAATTACAATGTGAGTTGTTCGAATACAGTGGAGAGGATTTCGATACTGGAACAGTAGTAGACTTAGTAGAAAACGAACAGGCATATACAATCGAAATGGTTGTTTCAAATACAAGTGGAGAATTTACAATTCAAGAAGCTATAAAATACAGTGGAGCTGCAACTGGTGAAGTTATTGGTTGGACGCCAGGCGCATCAGACGAGATACGTAAACTTACTATCAAGGATGTTACAAGAACCCTTGCAGTTGGTGATACCTTAGTTGGTGCATCAAGTGGTAAGACAGTGGTCATAGAATCCATTACAGACGTTCTAACGTTTGCAAATGATGGTGATGCACAGAATAAAGACTTCGAAGATAAAGCAGATGGATACCTAGACTTCTCAGAGACAAATCCATTTGGTGAGGTCACATAATGTTTGGTACATATTTTTATAATGAAACAATGAAGAGAGCTGTATCAATTTTTGGTACTCTTTTTAATAACATAACTGTTAAGAAAGTCAAGGCAGATGGAACTGTACTCACGGAACAAAAGGTACCCATAAGTTATGGGCCGAAACAAAAGTTCCTACAAAGACTAGCAGAAGATGCTGACCTTGGTGATGGTATGAGAACTGCAATCAGTATGCCTAGACTTGCATTCGAACTTACAGGGTTTGAATACGATGCAACAAGACAACAAAACAAACTAATTAGAAGTTCTAAATCACAACTAGAGAGTGCAGATACAGGAAAGAGAGGATTCCAGTATCAACCAGCACCATATAATTTAACATTTAGTCTATCGATTCTTGCAAAGAACATGAACGATGCACTACAAATAGTAGAACAAATACTACCATATTTCCAACCCGAATACACAGTTACCATGAAGATGATTGACTCTATGGTTGATTACAGAGACGTACCTATCATTCTAGGTTCTGTAACAATGGAAGACCAATACGAAGGTTCATTCGAAGAAAGACGTGTGATTGAGTACACATTAGAGTTTACTATGAAGTTATATTTCTTCGGCCCAGTATATACTGGTGAAGTTATTAAGAATGTTATTGAAAGAACATACATATCAGACGGAGTGCAAGGTCAAGTTAAGACTGCAAGTGGTCTATTCACTACCAGTGAGATAGACGGTAGTGGACTGGTTAAAGAAGTCAAACATTACGAACCAGCCTTTGGAGAAACAACCTCAACTGCAGTATCTTCATCCACTACAATCTCTTTTGCAACGGCTATAAATACTAAGATAAGTGCAAACGATGAAGTATTCGGTACGAACTTAGCAACGAATCCAACTATAGCTTCGATTGCTGAGGATAAAAAGAGTATTGTTGTATCAAGTGCAGTGACATTAGATGCAAAAACTAAACTTAAATTTGTTGGTTCGGTTGACCCAACTGATACATTCGTCGTTGCAGAAACGGTAACATTTTATGATGATGGTTCTACAAGAAGCTTTGCAGACGATAGGACTACAGATGCGAGTTAATAATGACAAAAGACACGATAGATAAACAGTTAGATGATGTCTTAGACATTCATACTGAAATCAAAACAGAAGTAGAAATACTTCCCAAAAAATTACCTACTGTTAAAGACAGGGGTGAATCAATAGTAAACGACTACAAATATGCAAGAGAAAATCTCTATGGTCTTGTAGAGCGTGGGCAAGATGCAATTGAAGGTATCTTAGATGTTGCAAAGGAAACAGAACATCCTCGTGCATATGAAGTTGCTGGACAACTACTTAAAACGGTTGGTGATACTGCAGAAAAATTATTAGACGTGCAGAAGAAATTAAAAGAATTAGAAAAAGACGACGAAGAAAAAAGGATTGGAACACAACACAATCATCTCTATGTCGGTTCAACATCTGAGTTGCAGAAATTTCTAAAGAAGAATAAGTAATGGTACAACCTACAAACGAGGGATACTTAGGTAACAACCTCATCAAACGTTCGGGTATAGAACATCAATATACCGAAAAAGAGCTTGCAGAATACATGAAGTGTTCTGAAGACCCATGTCATTTCATTGAAAATTACACACAAATTATATCACTAGATGAAGGTATGGTACCTTTTAAGCTTCGTGGATATCAAGATAAACTTATAAAACATTACGATAGTAATCGTTTTAATGTAGTACTTGCATCAAGACAGAGTGGTAAATCAATCACATCATGTGCATACTTATTG